ATTTTGAATTCCTCGGCAGCGAATTCGCGGATCTTGTTTTCCGCGTCCGGGGGTGCGACCGGCACGTCTGTGGGCGCAAGCAACGGAGACGACTTTATCATCGATAATGGTGCTGCTGACGGGAAGATCGTCCTTTCAATCGATGGCGGAACAGCGATGACTTTGTCGAAATCCGGAACGGACCGCAATCTCGTAACCACTGGCGAAATGACAATGGGAGATGACCCCGCAACCGATGCGCACATTGTCAACGGCACGATTGCGCTTAACAACACAGCGACATTGGCCGAAGCAAAATCGTTGTCGTTGGCGGCTCCGCTTTTACCAACGACAGATCACACCGCGACGGGCGTGACTGCGGAGATGTTGGCTGGCGAAGCGATCACGGCATTCAACTTGGTCTGTATTAGCGCAGCGGTAGCCGGAGAAGTTCTGCACACCGACGCGAACGCGGCAGCCACGATGCCCGCAATCGGCATTGCAGTTGAAGGGATTTCTGACGCAGCCACCGGGACGATTCTTTTACAAGGATTCATCCGAGATGACACATGGGCCTGGACGCAGGGCGCGGTACTCTACGCATCGGGGACGATCGGCGGTATGACCGAAACTGCGCCAGCCGTCTCAGGTGACACCGTGCAAGCTGTTGGGATAGCCCTGAGCGATGATGTCATCTATTTTAATCCGAGCCTAACTCTGGTGACGGTGGCATAGGGGCGGCAATGGCAGAAGTTGCAACAATTAATTCGGTGGCGTGGGCTAGCCTATCAGCCGTTGGCGGTGTTGCAAAAGCGGCAGTCGGTAAAATCGGCGGAACGATTGACGCACCGTCGAGCGAAGCCACGCCGACAGCCGATGGAGATTTAGAACACTGGTGGAAAATGAATGGTGCCAGCACAAGCACGGAGGCTGACGCGGGTGGCGCAGCGACAACTCGCGCACTCGCGTGTACCGACGTTACGATTGCGGCGAACGGGAATAAAGCAGGGAATCAATCCGTCAAGGTCTTTGACGGCACTTCTGGCGTGGGCATCGCGCAAATGACCGCGACAATGGCGCAGTCTCCAATGTCGGTGTCCTTTTGGCTTAAGATCACCGGCAGCACGAACTGGGTGACTGATTATCCCTCCTCGACCTCGTTCGCAGCCTTCGGTACCGACGCAATTTCGGGCGCATTCCCTAGAGAGGGGTGGAAATTCGGCATTTGGAATTCGACCTATGGGCCTGGACGACTCAATTACTCGACTGGTAATTCGAACGGCAGCTATGCATATAGCGGAGCCGAAGATTCGGGCGGGCTGAACTTCGGCGAGTGGAATCACGTCGTCGGTACGATCTATCGAGGGGAGTGGACCGGCTCAGACACAGGTCCGGGCGTGCAGAGAATATTCATCAATGGCGTTGAGGGCACTCGGCGGGGTGGCGCTGCCGGCAACGATCACCAGGCGCTTGGTCCTGATAAGCAGTACTCCGCTTATACCGCAGACATCGCTGACTTGACCACATTTTACATGGCGATTGGCGCGCAGCCCCAGCCCACTGCCACTACGCCAGATCTGGGTATGTATGCAGAGTGCCAGATATCCGACTTCAGAATCTATTCTATCTCGCTGAGCGCCGTGCAAGTAGCGGCGATCTACAATTCGGGCAATGGGGACTGGCCATGAAAAGGTTTATCATTTTCGACGCACACCCAAGCAGGGTTCAGGCGGGTGAAGCGATCACTATTTCAAAGGCGTGTTTTCTGGAGCGTTGGCTGCTGTTTGTCAAAGACGACGCCGACATGAGCGTCTTTGACGGTCTAGAGATTTTGACCGCGGCACAAGTGCGTGCAGCGGTTGACTCGACAGACTGGCGCGGAGAGGATCCCGTGCCATGGGCGGACTTGATCCCGAGTTTGGCGGACGAAGGCAGTGCCTAGCTTTGGCAAGCGGTCGTCGCGCAGGCTCGAGGATCTTCACCCGCACTTAACCAGTCTGCTGCTCGAGTGCATACACTACGTTGATTTCTCGGTCCTGGAGACGCACAGGTCGCCAGAACGGCAGGAGAGGCTTGTCTCTCTTGGTAGATCGATGACGATGAACAGCAAACACTTGTCTCTGCCGGCGCAGGCGTTCGACTTCTGCCCCTGGCCGATGACAAAACAAGACTGGACCCTGCCTGATCGCTTTATAGGCACCGCACACTACATCCTTGCCGTGAACGCGCAGATGCAAAAAGACGGCAGGTTGCCAGCAACGTATCATCTTCGTTGGGGCGGAGACTGGGATTCAGACGGGCTCTATGGGCGTGCGCACAAGGACGACCAGACCTTCGATGACCTTGGCCACATTGAAATGGTGTTACACGCAGAGCGAGCGTGAAGCGAGCAGCTCATGTCCCGTAGGCCGACGAACTGGGGTCCAGAACATACTCACATAACGACAGTGTTTCCGCGTCGACTCGAAGAGATGATGGGAGACATGACATTCACTCAGCTTGCCTTGTTGAGTGGTGTCTCCGCGTCAACACTCACAGCCTGGAGATCGGGCACCACCGTCCCAGATCTGCGCCTGCTTTTTAGCGTGTGTACGGTGCTTGATGCCAGCATTGACTGGGTTGTCGGCTTAGACGAAATGCCAAGTCCGCCACCCCAGCCTACTGTGGATGACACCCAGCCTACTGTGGACTACCCCCAGCCTGCCGTGGATGACACCCAGCACGCCGAAGCTGACGCAACATAGCTTGCTATTTTGTCTGTGTGGCTGGCAAATGGGCAAGCAATGAGTTGGTTGAGCTTTGCGCGGACAGGTTGCGCGACATGCAGGACATGGGCATGGGGCGTCGGCGGATCGCGAGAAGCATCGAAGAGACTAGTGAGAGAGAATGCACAGAGGGCGTGGTTGGCATCGCGCTTGCCAAGCTGGGGCTACACGCGCCGAGAAAAGGCATTGCGCGAGTAACCATCGTAGACGAAGAGCCTATAGACAATATCGAGATGCCAATCGATGAGCTGATCGACACTCGAGTAAAGGCGGCAGAGCGCAAGTACGCAAAGACAAGGCTGCATCGTCGCACGCTCGAGTTTCCCGCAGAGCCCTTCGGAATAGTCGTACACGGTGATCCACACCTGGATTCAGAGGGCGCTGATCTTTCGCTGGTCAAGAAAAACGTCCTCCTTGTACAGCAAACTGAGGGCATGTTTGGGGCTTGCGTGGGAGATGAGCTTGATCTCTGGGTGGGCAGATTGGCCGTGAATTATGCCGATGCAAGTATTCTTGCAAGCGACGGGTGGCGCTTAAGCGAATGGTTCCTGAAAGCACACAACACAGATGACGAGAAGAAGTTCCTTGCGCTCGTCTCAGGCAACCATGATGCGTGGGCCAATTCGCCGGGACTTGATCCACTTGCAAATCTAGCAAAGAAACACGTCCACATCTATGCACCAGACGAGCTGCGCATTACGTTCGTCTTCAAAGATCGTCCAGACATAGAGCCCATTATCTGGATCATGCGACACGACTTTAAGGGACGTAGTTATTTTCACAGCACCCACGGCCCGCACCGCGAGGCGATTTTCGACGGAAAAGCCCATCTCCTGACCGCTGGCCATATCCATCAATGGGGCGAACTTACGACAGAGCAAAGACATGGCAGAGTGACAAGCGCCGTTCGCGTCAGGGGCTACAAAAGATGTGACGACTACGCGATGTCCAAGGGATTTCCAGAGCAAGAGTATGGCTGCGCGGCGTGCATCATTATCAACCCGCTCGTGGAAGGGCCGGGGCGGATAATGGTTTTCTGGGACATTGAACACGGCTGCGAATTCCTTTCGATGATGAGGGCGCGGGGATGATCACGCTGCCAAAATATCTGCGTGTTGCTGGGCACGTTGTGCGCATTAAGCGCATCCCTGGTCTCATCAAAGACCAGGAGGCTTTTGGCGTTTGGCATGACGATCTGCTCGAGATCCATATCGACGCCTCGCTCGAGGGCAGTCTGGCGTTCGAGGTGCTTATTCACGAAATGATGGAGTGCGTTTCTGGAATGTGCGATTTTAGGCTAGGGCACGAGGTCATACAGACCACATCGCTGCTTTTGTCGCAAATGCTGCAGTCGATGTTTGAAACGGGGCAGCAGGATGGTTAGGCATGTACTGGGCTGTTGTTTGTTTTTTTGTGTGGTGCTGGGCTGCAATCCAGAAGCCAAAGAGATAGAGATAGGGGAGTTTGGTGCCGCAGGAAACAGTCTTCATCTTATACCTTTCGCGTGTAGTTATCTTGGCGTCGAGATTTCCGAACTTTCCGGATGCTTCGTTGCTTGTCCTGGGGCTGTTCTCGCGACTTACGACTTGCGATCATTTGCCGAGAGCCTAGTCTGCACTCATCCGTCGTACACTCATTTGCAGTGCAGGCTGACCCCGTGATTGTTTCTAAGGACATGCACGACGATGTTGCACTACGCATCCTGCAGGAGTTTTGCGGGCAGACGTTCAAGGATCGTCGTCACCTCGCACTGGCTTCCCTGTCAAAGCTCGTCGGTGTGCAGCAGATTCTGTCAAACATTAGTCGTCTGGAGATCTCCGCGACCACACGCGGTGAGCTGGACAGCTTGCTCACTGAGATGCTGACTTGCATCGATATCGTGCTCAGTAATCGCTAACTATTCGCACTCTACGTCTAGTTTGATGCAGATTCGCGCCATAGACAATTGCACTTTCCCTAGACCCGTGCGCAGTTCGTGGTTCATCTTTCGTAGCTCGCGGTTTGTAGAGTCGTATCGGTTTTCCTGCGTGCGCTCGCCCTCATGCACCTTTGTCTCTAGATGACCTAACCGGTATCTGGCCTCACCAACCACAGCGGCACCCGTGATGAGCAGCAGAACAAGAGGCCACAGGGTCATTATCGCCTTGATGGCGCTGGGTGGCGTGATGTCGGCAGTGTCATTCATTGTGCTATCAAAATTACCCCAAGCACCACTCCCAGGCCAAGCCCGGAGATGCCAGCGACCGAGAGCAGCACAACGTCGTGTTTCCACGTCGCTTTAAGCTCTGGCCGCGGAGGCACTACGAGGGTTTTTATTACTGTCGAGGTGCGCACTTTTAGTCGGTCGAGGCATCCTTTGAGCTTTGCGCGAGTCTCGTTTGCACGCCCTTCCCACGCCACACCGGCATCGTAAAGCTCCGCCTCACACAGCGTCATCTCTCTTGGGCCACCGCATGGGGACTGTGCTAGAGCGCCGCTCGGCAACACGGAGAGCATCGCCGCCATTATGGCCGCATTTTTCACCATGGCTTTTTCGCCCGTGACAAGAATGACCGTGCTGCTGCGGCGTTCTTCTTCTTCCTTCGTAGGCGGGTGGTGCGCCGGATTCGTCGCACAGTCGCTCCTGTCTTTTTGGTGATGACTTTGTCTTTCTTCGTCATCTCGCGGTGGATCATCTCCGCGTAGCGTCGTTGCCTGTCGTGCTCGCTCCGCTGCCCTTCGATAAGAGAGGCCTTGCGCAGACCAAAGAATCCGGCGGCAAGTCCCAGCAAGCCAAGAATCACGCCAAGCCACATCCTAGCTCTCTACGGGCGCGTCAACCGCTTCCTCGTCAACCACAGCCTCGGCCTCGATAAGCAGTGGGCGTACCTTGGAGTCGACATAGCCCTGCGCCCCAATATAGCCACCGGCTGATGCTGCAGTGCCGCCACCGAGAATCGTGACCATCGACTGAAGCACATCAGGGGTCACTCGAAGGACGATGCCTGCCGTGATGAGTGCGGTAGTGATTGTCATAAGTAGTGCTAACGCTAAAAACTTCTTGCTGCGATACCACGGTTTTTCAAGACTTTTCATGGTCGCACCCTACCAGCTTATCAAGCGTCTCCGCCACCCTCTGCCGCTCAAGAGCGCGAAAAGAGGCGTCGTCCGCACTCAGCTTGTGCCGGTCGCGCGCGCCGAGGTCGGGCGCTGCGTTTTCGGGCTCCCGATAGGGTGCGCCACCACAGCGATCTCTGGGGCCATCTCGGCACAGCCCGCAGACGTAGTCGTCTGGCGCATCCACTGGCGCGGTGTAGTGCAGGCCCATTACCAGCGATCCGTTGAGCAAGCACCCTTCGGGCACCACACTCATCTTTTTGGCGATCTTTAGTTGCCTATCCCTGGCGTCGGCCTCGAGGAAGTCAAAATAGTTACTCACGCCGACCCCCCGCACACACACCAACGTTGTGCATCACATTGCTGTTGTTGGCGACCGAAAACTGTCGCTTGGGATACCAGTCACCGCATTTAGTGCAAAACTCTTCGCCCGCCTCCTTGCGCTGCGCCACCTCATCAACGTCACGCCGGATGCGCCGCGATGCACGCCGGTACGCTGGTGGCATGGCCGGGTCTTCGCCCAGAAGCTCAAGTAGATATTTTCTGTTGATGCCAAACCGCTTCATCAAGCGGGTCATGGACAGGGAGGGATCATAGGCCGCGGTGCGCTTCACCCTCGCCTGCAGTTTTCTGGTTTCCTGTAGCGGTGTCATTGAGCATGTTTCGCGGCAGCGGGTGCAGATAGTGCTCTGTGATGTCCGTGCCCGATTGCCCAAGCAGAACAGAAATGTTCTTTTTCGGCAAGCCCTCTGCGTGCCAGATGGATGCGCGGGAATGGCGCAATTGGTGCGGCGTGATCTTAGCGATCTTCGCCCGCTTACACGCTGTACGCAAAACCTTCCGCACGGTCTCAGGGTGTGGCAGTGTGGACAAGGCACACCTGCGTAGCGCCCCTCTGCCCTCTTGACAGATGTCCACTTCTCGCCCCTGCGCATTCTTGGTGCGTTCTTCATCACAGCGCACGTGCAGGATGGAGTCGTGTATGTCTTCTAGGCGCACGCGGTATAGTTCCTCGATCCGCAGGCCAGTGTGCCACAAGGCATGGCAGATGTAGCGGTACACCGGGCGTTTGAACTGCAGTAACTCAAGCTCATTGCGCCCAACTACATGCACATAGTCCTTGGTGCGCTTGCTCTTCTTTGGTCCCTGCACATTGAGAGCCGGGTTTTTGTCAATCCACTCGCGCGCAATGCAGAATCTGAAAAACGTGCGCAGCTTGGTAAGCTCATCGCCCGCAGTGGTAGGGCTGACCTGTGCGTTGCGTCTCTCGACGTAGCGTTCAACGTCTGCACGGTCGACCGCAGACAGGTGTGTCTTGCCACAGCCAGAAACGAAGCCCTTCATCAAGCGCCTCTTTGTGCAGAGCACCTTTGGTCGGTTGCCGCTTACCTGCAGGCTGGTCTCGAGCCATGCGTCAAACGCCTTTTGCAGTGAAATACTTTTGCGCGCCTTGAACTTGGCGGCGAAGGCATCATAGCAGTTGTTGACTACGGCAACGTCGCACTCAGCTAGCATCTGCAGCGCAGAAGCCTTTGTGTTTATCCCACGCAAGAACAATTTTCGCTTTCGTCCCGCAACGGTACGTATGATGTAGAATGATTTCCCATTGCTCTTTAGATTCGGTGGGTTTTTCGCGTCCGCCTCGCCACCGCAATCGCTCGTATAGGTCTCCGTGTTTTTGCTCTTTGTCATTTGATGCCTCCCGTCTTTGGACTCTCGCCCGCTCAAAATCTTCTTTGCTTGCAATGCCTTTTCTTGTCAGCCTTGTGCGTATCTTGCGCAACGCTTTGTGGGCTATCTGGCTTGCCCTTGTGCCCGACTTTCCGCCTATGGCCACTCCAATCTCTTTGTAGGTCTTGTGCTCAAAATAATACATGCGCAGCACGTTGATCTCTTCGTCGGTGAGGTTGTTGAGCACGCCACGAACGTGGTGCCAGAGGTTGCGTCGTTCAAGCACGCCCTCCATGCTGTATGTTTCTTCTAGCATTTGATGCCTCCCAATTAATTTATAGACGCGCTTGCAGGCTTGCGCAAGCGGACCCGCCATGCCTCAAGCCCCTCAAGCCCCTCA